GAAAATAAATAACGGAACAATTACGGCGATCCCGTTGAGTGGAGAGAAGATTCGCGGATTTCGAGCTAACATACTTGTGCTTGATGAGTTTCTTCTTTTACCAGAAGATATAATCAAAAACGTCTTAATGCCCTTCCTAGTTGCGCCTCAGGACATGGCAAGGAGAATGCAGATAAAGGAAATGGAGGACGACTTAATAAAGAAAGGTGCAATAAAAGAGGAGGAGAGAACCAAGTTCGAAAACACTTCTAAAATGATAGCTCTATCTTCTGCTAGTTATACTTTTGAAAATTTATATAAAACTTACCAAGAATGGATAAACAAAATAGAAGATAAGGATAGCTCTATGGAAGCTAAATATTTTGTGTCTCAGTTAGGTTACGAAGCACTACCCAAGGAGATGATAGACAAAACTATCATTGATGAAGCTTCAGAAGGCGGCTCCTCCCATTACTCTTTCCAGAGAGAGTATTGCGCTCAGTTCACAGATGGCAGCGATAGTTATTTTAGCGCGAAAAAGATGGACGCCTGCACTCTGAAAGGAGACGAGGAACCCAGTACTCTTTTAGTCGGTAGAAGCGGCAGAAAATATGTTTTAGGTATTGACCCTAATATGAGTGATAGTCCTTCGGCAGATTATTTTGCTATAGCCGTCATGGAGATAGATGATGAGACTGGTTTGGGTACGTTAGTTCATTCTTATGCTGGTTTGGGTAATTTGAGTAACCATGTTAAATATTTAGCTTATCTGTTTCAAGCGTTTAATATTGTTTTTGTTTGTTTGGATAATGCTGGGTCTGATGTTTTTATCGATGCTTGTAATGAGTCTCAATATTTTAAAGATATACGAACTGAATTAAAAACTATTCCGCTAAACTCTGATGCAGAAGGATTAGATTACCAAAAATCTTTAAAGCAAGCTAAAATAAAATATAATTTAGAAAACAATCAAATATGTTTTAATCAAGTTTTTACTACCACATTTATTCGCCGAGCTAATGAATATCTTCAGGCCTGCATAGACTATAAGAAGATTTTATTCGCTTCGAGAACTGCTTCTAATGAAGTTTTTTTCAACAGGACAACTACCCTTCGGCTCCCTTCTCCTAAGAAAATAATTTTCACAGGAGATAGGAAAGATTGGTCTATGTTAGATTTTATAGAGCACCAAGATGATATGATCTATCAAACAAAAAAGCAATGTAGTCTCGTAGAACATAAGGCGACAGCGCGAGGAGCTCAAAATTTTGACCTACCACAGCACCTAAAAAGGTCTACCTCTCCTAATAAAGCTAGAAAAGATAATTATTCTGCTTTAATGTTGGCGAATTGGGGCCTTAAGCTTTATAACGACATAACTAATACGGAAACTGTCAATAATAACGACACTTTCGAGCCTGTTATGCTTTTTTAAGTGTAACTAAAGTCAAATAAGAGCTTATGCCTTTTAAAATAGCAACTGGTCAAATAGACGAGGCTTCGTTTCTTGAATTTTTTAATAAAAAACTTTCAGGATCAAACGCTTATCCATCTGGATTTTACACTCATGACAATAGGTCTGGTTTTGTATCTCTGACCGAAGGAGGAGCGAACTCCTTTACAGGTTATAGTGGAGATATAATGGTCAGAGTTTCTGGGCTTTCTTCTCAGCTTAGCGGGACGCTAGATTCGACCGGAGAGTTGAATTGGCAAAAATCTGTAGACGTTTCTGGCCATGCTGAAACCTACACGAACTCTGCTAGTGGGTTCCTTCAAAGTGAGATAGAGACTGCTTCCGGTGATTTTTCTACAGTTAGTGGCGAGTTCCTTAAGTCTGGTAGTTTTTATCATTCTGGTTCTGGCGACTTTATGGCTTCGGATTCAATAACAGGAGCTTTAGCTTTTTCTTCTGGTCATGATAATAGCTTTGGTCTTTTTGTCGCGACTGGAGATACTAATGTTAAAGCTGGCTGGATGAAGTTGCCCGGTTACCCTGAAATGACAGGATATGTATCTGCTTCTAGTGGAGATATAAAAAGCAGTCTTAATGCTACTGGCGCAGCGCTCGAAGTTCTCACAACTAATATCACATCTAATACTTCTACTGCTTTTTCTGCAGAGAAAACTTTTTCTTCTGGGATAAAAACAGAGAAAATCTCCCTTGGCTCTGATGGTGTTACATTAAGAGTCAACTCTAACAAGTCTGCTACTTTTGATGATGCTAGCGGAGCCTTGCTTACTTTAGCTCCCGGGTATGGTCCAGATGCTCCAGTATTTTCAGTTACAGATAAAGCGGGCTTACCTTTAATTGATGTGTATGATGATGATAGAATTAATTTAGGTCCTTATGGAAAAGATATATTGAGTCTGAGCGGACAAAGAGTTCTTATGCAAAATTTACCAGCCCACCCAAATACTGGTGGACTACCTAACGGAACACTCTATGTAAGTGGTACCACTACTGCAGGAGGGAAGCACTTAATGATAATATAAAATGACAAAGAAAAGCAATAATAAAACAGAAGTCAAACCGATGATGACAAGTTTCGCTTCGTCTCCATATACCACTACTGACCAGTCAAGCAGGACAAGAAGAAATGTTGGCGGACAGATAGAAAGAACTAATAGGTTTGAAAATATAGACAATGGGCTTGTGCCATTTAAATATTCTAAAGGCGTTAATAACCAAAGCTCACTTAACGTAAGAGAAGCTGTCATTCTTTGTCAAAAAGCTTATTATAATTTTTCTGTATTCAGAAATATCATAGATCTAATGACGGAGTTTTCTGCTACAAAACTTTACTTTACCGGAGGTAGTAAGAAGTCGAGAAATTTTATGGAAGCCTTGTTTAAGAAAATAGATATGCAAAGTTTTCTAGATAGATTCTTTAGGGAATACTATCGTTCTGGAAATGTTTTTATACATAGGTTTGATACTAAGTTGCAGCCGGAAGATTTCAAAAAAATAACCCAGACTTATGGTAGTTCTAATTTGTTTGCTGAGGCAGAAGGTGGGACTTTGCCTTCTAGGTATATAGTGCTTAATCCTGCGGATATACAAATGGGAGGAAACATATCATTCTTTTCTGGGATTTATCACAAAGTATTAAGCGACTACGAACTAGAGAGGTTAAAGAACCCAAGGACAGAAGAAGATCGAGAAGTATACGATTCTCTTGATGACGAAACAAAAAAAGCCCTCAAACAAAGAAACATAGGGATGCTTAGTATTCGTTTGGATAAAGATAAAGTCACTCCCGTATTTTACAAAAAACAAGATTACGAACCATTCTCTGTTCCTATGGGTTTTCCTGTTCTCGAAGATATAAACTGGAAATCAGAAATGAAAAAAATGGATATGGCTATCACACGAACAACAAACCAAGCCATACTGTTAATTACGATGGGCTCAGAACTTAAGGATGGTAGCTTAAACGTAAACCAAAGAAGCATAGAAACTATGCAAAAGCTTTTCGAGAACCAGTCTGTAGGGAAAGTTCTTGTTTCTGACTATACTACTCAAGCTAAGTTTGTTATCCCAGACATAGCTAGTATACTTGATCCAAGGAAATACAATGTTGTAAACCAAGACATACAAATGGGTTTGAATAATATTTTAGTTGGTGATGAAAAGTTTGCTAACACAAGTATTAAAGTTCAAGTATTTATAGAAAGGCTTAAGCAAGGTAGGGATGCTTTTATAAATCAATTTCTGACACCAGAGATAAAAAGAATCTCCAAAACTTTAGGTTTTAAAAACTACCCCGAGCCCCACTTCGAGGAGATAGAGCTAAAAGATAAGACTACTTGGAATAGGGTGGTGGCTCAATTATTGCAGTACGGAATATTGACTGCAGACGAGGGTTTAGAGGCTATAAATTCAGGTAGACTACCAGAGCCGGAAGAATCTATTGAGTCTCAAAAGAAATTCAAAGAATTAAGAGACGAAGGTTATTATAACCCACTAATAGGTGGAAACGAAAAAACAGAAGAGGGAAGACCAGATGGAAGTAAATCACCACAGACGACAAAGAAGGTTTCTCCCATAGGCGAAAATACCGTAGGTAGAGAAAAGTTCAGCGTAGAAAAAATTAAAGAAAATTTATTGTTGGCTCAAAAGTTGGAATCCGAAGTACAAGAGCAACTTAAAGCTAAATACGACAATAAGAGAGTAACCAATAAAATAAGAAGTTTAGCAGAAGAGGTTTGTCAAGTGGTTATGGCTAATGAGGCTCCAGCAGAGTGGTTAGAAAAAGCTGTAGATTATATTGACAATCCAATTGATACAAACCATAACAAAATAAATGAGGTTCAAACTATAGCATGCGAACACCAAGTAGATGATTACTTAGCTAGCCTTTTGCATGCAAGCAAAATTTAGAAACATGAGTGAAAATACAGATAATATACAAGATGTAAATCAGTATCTGGGAGGAACAGATATCGATATAGCGGTGCCAGATATTCCCTTGCCACCCGAACCGGAAGAAAAGAAAGAAATCAAAGACGAGGTTGACGGAGCATTCAAATTTGCTTTCATAGGTTCCGGACAGGGTGGGTCAAGAATAGCTGAGACTTTTCATAAATTAGGCTATAGAAAAGTTGGTATTATTAACACAGCTCAACAAGACCTAAATACAGTAAATGTAGACAATAAGCTCTGCATAGGTTCAGGAGGAGCAGGAAAGGACCGGTCAGTTGCTGCTAAATGTTTCCAAGAAAAATCAGATGATGTTTTAGACTTTATGCGTCGTTCTTTTGGGGAAGATGTCGATAGGGTTTTTGTTTGTGCTGGTGCAGGCGGGGGCTCAGGAGCAGGTACTCTGAAGCCATTGGTCAACACAGCAAAAGAGTTGCAAGATACTCTACAGTCAGACAGTAGTAAGGTTGGAGTTATTTTAGCCTTGCCGAAATATTCAGAAGGCAAGAAAGTTAATGCCAACGCTTACGAGACCCTAAAAGAAGCAACCGAAATGGTTGAAAGCGGTTTAGTGTCCCCTCTCGTTATTATAGATAATGAAAAAACTAGTAAGATATACTCTAATGTTTCTGTAGCAAACTTTTGGCAGACAGCGAATATGAGTATGGCGGGAGTATTTCATTTGTTTAATATGACAGCTTCGAGAGATAGCTCTTACTCTTCTTTTGATTCTAGTGATTACAAAAACGTGCTCGACTCTGGGATAGTTATATTTGGAGCTACTCCAGTACCGGAGTGGAAAGACCCCGTTAACATATCTAGAGCAGTTAGAGGCATAGCTCAAACCGGCAGCATGTCAGGAGGCATAGACATAACTACAGCTAATACGGCTGGAGCTATTTTAATTGGAGGAAAAGAGGTGTTAGATAACGTGCCTCAATCCAACCTTGATCAAGCTTTTGATCAATTAAGTAGGATTTTGAGTTCTGGAAGTGTAGTACATAGAGGTATCTACAGTGGAGACAAAGATAACTTGACTGTATTTACAATCATAGGTGGAATAGCTACCCCGAACGAAAAATTAGAGGAGCTAAAGAAACTCGGAGACGTGGAATAAAAAATTTCCAAAAAAGCAAAAAACAATGTAATTCAGGATATAGATAACAGGAGAAAATCATTATGGCAGAAACAACTTATGGTCAGTGGGCATTAACTACTAACAAGAATCAAGGCAGCAGACTCACGAACCTGACTTCAGGTACGGCGGCAGGGAAAATCAAATTTTATGATAACGTTGGCGTAAAAAGCGCAACAGATATTGCCTCCGCTAACTTAGCTAAAAACGTTACAGGTATTGTAATCCCTATCGGAACAGCTGCTCAAATTGGCGGTTTGGCTGGTACTCCATTCAGCGACGCTAACAAAGCGAATATGATAGGCGACCCACAAGAACCAAACTATGGTTTAACTACAGGAGACTTCTTTACACAAGAAAAAGGTGGAGTAGCTTCAGTCGAAAGAGATGGTGGCGCTCAAAAATTTATTAATGCTGTCCTCGACAGTGCTTATGTAGCCTACAATTCTGGTGTTCAGCTTGGTAGCGGTCTGTCTAGCATGACAGTTTCTAGAGGAAACCTTTCCTTGACTGCCAGTACTGTGACTGGGGGCGTAGACGGCGTTAACTCGGGCATCGTGAACACATACTCAAGAAGTTACAGCGTTACATTTAATTACAAACAGTCAGGAAATATTACAGCTGGCGGGACCTCTGCTTTACCTGATATTACTAATGATTTAGTTGGTGAAGCTGGCGATGGTCCTTTCTAATATTACGCATTACTGTTATCTGTCTTTTAGAAGCCCTCGAGTTTATCTCGGGGGTTTTTATTTTTTTTATAAGTTTTTTAAAAATAAGTGTATAATTATTTAGGTAATTTAATATGTCTTCGTTTACAAAAATGCAGGAGCTGGCCGTAGATTTATCTTCGAGTGGTATCAAGTTTCAAAATGAGAGCGAAGCTATTGACTTAACGAAAGTCAGGGAGATTAAAGTTGAAGAGATTAAAGATTCCTTAACTATAGAACTTTCTAACAAAATCGTAGCAATCCTAGAAGAGAAGTGTAAAAACCACAACGAAAATTACCCAAGAAAAGTCACCTTCTCTCAACTCAGGGATGTTTATAAGGGAACATGGAACTCGGAGATTTCAACTGACATTGGGAGGAGCGCTTATTCTGACGAGAAAGATTTTTCTGTCAATAAGATGGCTTTAGCTAGAGTTAACATGTTTTTGAAAATAGTAGGAGAAGGAAAAATTACAAACAGCTATCGCTCAACGGAAGCGAGCTTGATTGATGATAGAGATTTAGATATGTCTCCTAACTTTTATCCAGACGAAGAAGATTTTATTTTGGCAGAAGACGATATAAGAAAGCATCGCTTGAATGATTATGATTATAGAGATGTTGATGATCTATATCTTGAAACCGAAGAGGAAATAAGAGCCCAAAGAGCAGATTGGCTTGATGAGGTAATTGATTAAGGTTCAAATATGAAAGATAAATTAAAATATACTACAGTTTTTAGTTCTGAAATTAAACCGGTTGTTTCAGAGGAGAGAGATAAGTATTTAGCATTAGCTTCTATGATTGAGGTAGCTAAATTTCTTCCTGACGTAGACGTTGACAAGCATGTTGATTTGCTTCCCGTAGCCTTCAATGCTTTTGTTGCTAATAGAGTAAATAGAAATGGTGATGTTGTTGACACGGAAACAGCTTTATCCTTTTATCAAGATTTTAAAAATAAACCTATTAACATAGAGCACAATAGAGAAAAAGTTATTGGTACAATTTTAACAGCTGGTTTTTCCGAATTTGGTACAGATACGCCGCTTACAGAAGAGGAAGTATCCAAGCTGGAAGGACCTTTTAACGTAACTCTCGGAGGTGTTATCTGGAAGATGGTTAACAAGGGGATTTCTGAATTAATAGAGGACTCAGCTGATCCTAGTAGCGATAGTTATATGAAAGTAAGCGCAAGTTGGGAATTAGGTTTTACTGATTATAATTTGGTGATTTTAGAAGGAAACGATAAGAACATAGAAAATGGCACTGTTGTTGATGACGAAAAAGAGATCGAAGCTCTTGAGGGTAAACTAAAAGCTCTTGGGGGAGAAGGTAGAACTGAAGATGGAAAATTCATATACAGAAAAGTCGTTGGCGACGTTGTTCCTTTGGGTATAGGTCTAACAGAAACCCCTGCTGCGGATGTGAAAGGATTAGCAACAGAAAAAACCGTAACTTCTTCTAAAGAAGAGGAAGAAAACACTTTTGCTGAAGTCGAAAAAACTTCACAAATACAACAAGATATTGTAATAAATCAAAACGAGGAAAAAATTATGAAAATAGAAAGTATAAAAGACATCACCGATGAATCTTTGAAGCAACTTTCTGCCTCGGCTGTTTCCGACTTTATTGAGTCGGAGCTCAAGGACGCTTCTGAGAGATTTTCAGCCGAAAAGACACAGGTGGAGAATAATCTCAAAGAGGCTCAGGAGAAAATTAGTACGGTTTCTTCGGAATACGATAAGCTCAAGGCTGACCTTGACTCTGTTTCCGAAAAACTTGACACACTCGAGATCGAAAAAGCGAAAAAGGAAGCTGAAGAGCTGTTCAATCAGAGAATGGCATCTTTGGATGAGACTTACGCTTTGGAAAACGAGGATCGTGAAGTCATTGCTGAACAAGTCAAGGATCTTGACGAGGAAGCTTGGGAATCTTTCGCGAAGAGAATTAGCGTTCTTCTTCGAGACAAGTCCAGAGAAGTCCTAGCCAAGAAAGAAGCCGAAGCAAAAGAAGTAAAAGAAGAGAAGGGTGAAGAGCAGGAAGAGAAAACCGAAGAGTCTAAGGCTTCTGAGGATATCGTCGATGAGGCGATAGACAGAGGAGAAGAGGACGCAGAGGTTGTTCCAGCTTCAACTAACGCTTCTGAAACTTCTACTTACGATAAGTACAAGGACGCTTTTAGCGTAGAACAATTTGATATTAAGTATTAATACAAAAATTAGGAGAATATAAATTATGGCAGCGAATAACACACAAAGCTTGAGGCCTTTTAGGCAACACGCTGAGACGGACGTCATTAACCTTTTCACCCTACAAGACGATGATGGAGACATAGTAGCTTCTTATGCTGATCTTAAAGCCGATGGCGCTAAGATGAGTAAGGGGATCCTCGTTTCTGTCAAAGGCAATGGTTGGAAAAATACAGATGATCCGGTAAATAAAACAGGTATCGGTACTCCCGGTGCCAGTTACACGAATACGACATCGTTTCGATATGGCGCAACTGCGGCAGTCGAGCCTTACAAGGCAGGAGAAGAGCCTATCGGCATTACCCTTTGGGACGTCGCAGAAGTCGACGAAAATGGCGAAAAGCTTCTCTACCATCCTCGGAAGGCCGCTGAAATGCAGGCTGTGGTGAGCGGTCAGGCAGTTCCAATCCTGACCAAGGGCATTATACTTTATAGTGGTTTGATGAGCGCGGATCCGCCTTCTGCTGGTGATCCGGTTTACGCCGACAAGACTCAAGGTGGGCAGTTGCACAAAGGTCTTCAGACAAATGCCCCGAGAGTAGGTACTGCACTGTGCAATGTTGATGCTAATGGGTTTCAACTTATTAAGATTGACCTCTAAAACAAGGAGAAAATATTATGAGACTTAAGTTAAAAAATACCCCAGAACAGGTTGAACTCATCAAGGCTATGGGTTCTAAGAATTCGATAGTTGCTCGTGAGGCATCTGAAGCTTTCGCGGCCTTTTTAGGCCCGGTAGTCAGAAAGGTGTTGCAGCAGGCAGCTACAGCAGGCGCTATCTATACAGATG